TTCGTTAGTAGATGCTGTGCCTCCGGCTTTCCAGTTCCATGAAACGAACAGGTATCCATTGCGATTCCATGAATTTGAAAATTGATTTACGGTAAACCCATCACTATCTAAAGTTACTGCGTCATTTCCGCCTGTATTGTCTTGTTCTGCGGAAGTGGAGTTTGACCATAAGTTGTAATTTCCGCCTCTTACTGAGTCGATCAATCCGTGGTTATCAACATAGTCTCTAGGTTTAATCCACAAGAAATCAGGCGAAAAATTAACGCCTGTTACTGATTGGTTGCTTCCACTATTTCCCGTGTACAACACCGTATTGAAGTGAGCCGTGGGATCAGCGATGCTAGGGTCACTGAGGTTGTCAGTGTTTAACGCTTTGAATCCTGTAGGTGGCGTGTAATAGAAGTCTTCGCCATCACCGCCATTTCCTTGTGCTGTTTTTGCTCCCGCGAAGGAACTGTCTTGGCCGAAGTTGGCTACAAGATCATGTCCCGCCGCATCTGAATCAGAAAACGCAGGAGTAATATCACCTGTTAATCCGCTAGTAACAATAGCGTTAGCACCCGTCGCGGGATTGCCAGAATTAACCCAAGTGTTATTGATCCCAACCCACGCTTTACCAGCATCCATGTCGATGGCAAACTGCATAATGTTGCCAGCAGATACCGCTGTATATGTTGAGGACGTTGATCCATCAACGTACCATGCGCCTGTTTCAGTAAGGTATCCCCAACTGCCCGTCTGCTCTCCAGTGTAATTTTGGTTTCCAACTCCAACATTAGCGGTAGTTTTACAGAACCCAACAACCGGCCACCAAGTAGGTTCTATGGTGACTAGACATTCCCAATACCACTTGCCTGATGACATGGCAAAAGTAGATAACGCACTTCCCTGCCCTGTTGCTTCAAGATGAAGATTACCTTCTTTCAGAGTGTTGTAACTGTCCGACGCTTTATCCAACGGATTCATCGTACAGAAGTTATTCGTCGGGCTATCAAGTACCTGATCTGTAGCAACCAGATTCGTAACAGTAAAGTCGTTGGTATTGCCGCTAGAGTCATCGCCTAATGCAGATGAGTCTTGGAACTTTAGGTAGAACCCGTTATCGCCGTAACTTCCATCGTACTCAATCGCCTGCCATTGATTAGTATCTTCGTTTGTTTCGCCAAAAGATGAAGGTGCGAGTGCTTGGCCGTCTATGTAGTAATACTCTGCGAAGTACCCATCATAATAACCGCCAACAGAACCATCATATACCGCTCCTACTTGCATATTAGTTTTAGAAAACAGAGGTAAATCTGTATCTTGGGGCGGATAAGTTCCTGTAGAAAAATCAGTTACCTGACTGCCGTTAACGTAAATCTTGACTCTGTTAGACGCCGTAGATTGAGTAACATCAACCGCAATGACAATGTGATACCAAGCGGCGGGATCACGAAACACTTGAGTCGTTACAAGTTCTGGCGAACTCCCTGATCCACCAATCACCCCATACATCATTATTTTATCGGCATCAAAAGTAATTTGAGTTCGATTGCTGGCATCAGAATGATTGCTAAAAAATCCTCTACCGCCACTAACTAGACCGCGTTTTATCCAAAAAGAAAAAGTGCCAATATCGTTAGATGTGGCTGTTCCGGCTGTTCTAGTTAAACGAGCAGAATCGGGACTGTTAAACCGAACTGACTGTTCTATGTCGTAGCCAGTAGTCTGACCAGATGCGCCACCAAGTATGTTGTTACCGGTTAGACTCATTACGAATAATTCAGAGTAGCCACTGCCTGTATGTTGGTGGAGTCGAGAATGACGTAATCAATACGGTCTACCCCAGCCGCTGTCGTGGTCAGGGTTGGTGCTGTTCCTCCGATGAAGTCCCATGAGGTTCCCCAACTGGCCGTTCTTGAGCCAGTACCATCTTGCGTAATAAAGATAGAGCCTGTCTGTCCTGCTGTGGGATTGGATGGATTGTTGAACGTAGCGTTGTGAGCAAGCGTAACTTTGAAGTTATTGTTGTTGTTCAAGTCAATCGTGATGGATGCGCCTGAAGTAAGCGTAGTTAGGTTGCTTGCCGCCGCTCCAATAGTGATTGTGCTACTCGCAGTGCGAGGCTCTACTGCGTCTACTTTTACTGTACTCATTTAGGGTGCGCCTCCTTTACTGCTTCAATGTGGTCAAGCCATGTTCTGCTTCCGTTCACTGAGTCCCAATATTGCATATCCATCTGGTCAGCAATGGGGGCGTATGCTTCGGCTCGTTTCTGTGCGTAGGTTCTATTATCAACTTCTGGCGTGTTCCACTCGTCTACGATGGCTTGCTTCTCAGCGTCAGAGAGTTCAACCAGTTCACCGTTAATGTTGCGTGGTGCTACGTCTGCTTTTGTAAATGCCATAATTAACTCTCCGCGTATCCGAAAACTGTAACCGAGCAATTAGTATTGCCGTCTACGTTTCCACTTTGCGACGTGATTCTCATGCTTTCACTTCTTACACTAGAGTCAGCGGCGCGTGTGGAACCAGAAAAAAGATACATATTTCCCCAGTTTGCGTCGTTGTTAAACGTTTGCCCTGATCCAGAAAATGCGGTGTAGGTGTCATTCGCATAAGGAGCGTAAATGTCAAAACTCATGTTCACTCCGTAAAGCGTGTCGTTTGACATATTGTGTGCAAGTTCTATACCTGACGATCCAGATGAGACATTTTCGTAATAAAAATTTTCTGAAGAGATACTTGCCGCCCACATCGCGATAATCCATTGGTAGCCATCTTCAATTGTTGAGAGATCGCTGTTTCCAAAGTTGAGGTAAATGTGTTTTCCATCCGTTACAGGTGACACGTTGTTCATTACTACACGATAGTTGTTGTAAGTGCTTGTAAAGCATCCCGCTATGTCGATTGAACTAGCGTCACTTGTGTTTGTGACCGTGGTGATATGTTGCAGACCACCTTGCGGAAATCCAGTTATGGTTGCGCCAGTTGCGTCGATAGTTCCGTTTACGTCTAGCGTTGCACCAGAAGCAATATCAATTTCAGCAGATGCGGGAAGTTGAAATACATCCGAAGCATCTCCTAGAGTCGTGGTAGTCCCTGTGGCAGGGCTGATCTTGTTTGTTTTTAATTCGCTACTCATGATTTGAACGCCTCAATTTCTGCGTCAGTCAGACCGAGATCACGGAGTTTTTGATTCGCGGATTCTTTGTCTGCGGCTTTCTGCGTGGCTTCTGCTTCGACTGTCGAAGCCCAAAGCGGTTCGGCTTCTTCAATTTCATCTACGCTTGGTTGCGGAGACGCGCTCAACCATTCACGGATGTATGTGCCATCACCATCGTCTTGAAGTGAAAAATCCACTTCTGGCGTAAAGCCGAGTTGTTGTAGACCTTCTGCCGTTATTGCCATGTTAGACCCCCACCAGTTTGAAGCCGCCAAAATGTGACGCACTTGCTTCAGTCACCGCCGTCCCACCATGAGCGTACAAATACATTTCTACATAATCCGACGAACTTAAACTCATCAGAGCGACTACTTCCATTCCAGAACCATCTGCCTGTTTCATAACGTATCGGTAAGATGTTGAAGAACCATTCTTGTAGATATAAAGTTTTACGTCACCGTAAGTTGCAGTGGTTAAATACACGTTTGACCAAATCAAATACTTTCCCGTTTCTCCCGGAGTCCATCTATAGTTGGTAGATGAATCAAATGCTGAATCAGTATCCCAAGACTCTGTATTAAAAATGAGTTTTGTCCATGATCCAGAACTGATTGATTGAGCCGCATCGTTGTATGCCGCAAAACTTGGAGTGTTATCACCAAACCCTGTAGCAGTTCCTGAGTTGGCTATAGTCGCGCCGCTTGGGATTGAGATAGTGTCACCCGACGCACCCAGCGTAAGAGTTGTGCCTGTTGAAGGCTGTACAAGATTAGTTTCTAGTGTTGCCATTAGACGATCACCCAAGTTGATCCGCTAGGAATTGTGACAGTGGCTCCCGAATCAACAGTTATCGGGCCTGCGCTCATAGCGTTTTCGTTAGACGTAATTGAATATGAGGTTGTGACATTCTTCTCATTCTCGTAAAATATCTCATCCCCTCCTGCTCCTGCGGCTCCTCCGCCAATGCTTCCCCAAGCCGCACCATAGCCCTCAAAACCCCCTGTCGTGCTGTTGTACCGGATCATTCCCGCTGATGGTGATCCATCGCGTTGTGCGGTAGTTCCTGACGGAAGTTGACCTGATCCAGTAGCAGAAGTTTTGGCTATAAAACTACCACTGCTGGCGGCTGTTACTCTCCCCTGTTGATCTACTGTAATAGCAGAGGCCGTATAACTTCCCGGCGTAACAGAGGTATCAGCAAGTTTTCCTGCGGTAACAGCATCGTCAGCAATACCCGCTGTCGGAACTTGTTTCCACGCTACACCGTTAGTTGCAGAAGAGTCAGCCAACAAAGAGTAATCATTAGTACCAACAGGTAATCTAGTTTCAGAGTCTACCGTATTGTAGACAAGAAGATCACCTTTAGTGGTTAGTCGGTCAGGAGCAAGAACGTCCACCTTTTGCCATTCGTTAGATGAACTGGAGTATTTAAGGTATTGATCGTTAGTTGCGGCTGTTGCGCTAACTGCCTGACCCTGAATCTTGACTACGCTTACCGCTCCTGCGTTAGTCATAGTAGCATCACCAGACAATGCGGCGGCTGTAAATCCTGTTCCGTCACCAATAAGAATTTCTGTATCTGCTACGGCTTTATCAGAGGGTACACCAGAAGAGTTAGCATCCCTAACCTTTACCGTGTTAGCCGCCATATCCCCTAGTTCAGCGTTGGCTACGCCACCATCCTTAATTGTAATGTCACCAGAGGATGCCGCAAAGTTAGCAGAGTTAAATGATGCTATACCCTTGTTGGAGGTTGACGCATCTTCTCCTGCGATTGTAAGAGTCGTGCCTGTCGCTGAAGTGTCAATACCCTCGCCACCGCTAACAGTAAGACTTTCTGAATCAAGATCAACGTCGATAGTGCCACTGTCAGATATAAGATCAAGGTCTTGCGCCGTAACCTGTGAATCAACATACGCCTTGATCGACTGTTGAGTAGCAAGTTTAACAGCCGAATCGGAAGCCATATCATCTTCATCTTTAATCCCTGTTACCGTGGCTCCATCTGCGGCAATGTTTACAGAACTAAACTTACCAGTAGATGCAGATGCCGCTCCAATCGCTGTACCGTCAATAGAGCCGCCATCAATATCTACAGTATTAGATGTTACGGGGGATATTGGTAGCGTAATCCACGCATCGTTAGCCTCGTTCCTTAACTTTAATACATTGTTAGTTGTATCAAACCATAACAACCCCGCAGAAATTGAGGTTGAGGGTGCAGAGGTTCCTGTGTGAATTGCGTTTACCGCCGCATCAACAGACGGGAACGAGTTCTTTAGAACAGATTTGATTAAACGAAGATGATCGTCGCCCTGCGATACGTTATCTGTAGCACCGGGATTTGTATCAACGAGTCCGTTTAAATAGGTTGCGCTTTCTAATCCCATTAGTAATACCCGCCTGTGTTCATAACCCTAAGAGCGGAACCAGAATGTCTATCCTTGTTATCCTGTTCCTGTAGGGTATTAATAGATTCAGTCAATGCTGTAGCCCATAGTTGAACCCTAGCATCATTCATAAGAAAAGGCTCTGCCTCTAGCAGAGTCCCATATAAATAAACATCTGGCGCATTAATAATTACCCAGTTGGTTGGGCTAGAATCACTAAGAGCGTCAAATGTTTTATAGTACAACATACTTGTGGTATATACAGAGGCAGGCGTTGGCCCTAGCACAATGTTTTCACCAATAATAGTATATACCTCTGGCCTTCCAGTATCGCTACCCGCGTTAATTCTATTCATAATTTCAGGAGTAACATACTGTAATTGAATCAACGGATCACTAGTTAAGTGTATATCACGCATTTGAACATAGCCTGTAGGCAATGCTATCGTCTTAGTTCCAGCCACAGTAGACACAGAAGTATCCAGAGTTTCCATAGCGCGAATACGCAAGGTTCTATTAAACCTAGCCTCGCATAGTGATATAAACTCTGGTATTCTGGCAGTCAGATCATCTCTGTCTAGCCAATTAGCCACAGCGGTTTGAAGCGTTGAATACGAATTAATAGCCATTATCTACGAGAAATGTAATATACTTTATCGTTAAGTGGGGCGTAATTCGTTTGTGTTGCTCCCGGCTGTCCGGGGTTATATAGCCACATAATTATAGCCTCGTTGGTGTGGTGCGTAGGAAAGCATTATCAGGGTCGTTGAGATATTTTTTCATCAACTTGCTGTCCTTCTCTATCGCTCCGTTAGTTTCCTTCATCCACTGTTCCCATATGGTTACAGGAATGGATGCGACCCTCATGCCATGCTGTTGCTTACCAAAGGTAAGTTTATCACCATAGTCATTTAATAATTCTTTATTGTTATCTACAATGCCTTGTGCATCTTGATGAGTAACAAAACTTGTCGTGCCATCAGAATGTTCTTCTACAGTAGTAGGTCTTATATATTTCATAATGGTAATGCACCCGGAGTTTCTGACATTTTCTTTAATGTCTTAACCGCCTTTTTTACAGATGCTTTTACGGTATAAGGTTTCCTTTCTATAGGTTTAGGTTCTTTGGGGGGTTTAAGACCTTCTCTAAGTTGTGCTTTGCTCATTTTATCCTCAAAGGGAATGGCCCCCCGAAGGGGGCCAAACACAGTTACGCGGCTTTAATTCCGATAACAGAACCAGATGCCTGACCATTCTTACCACGAAGGCCATATTCAGCAATAATCATCTGTTTAACGGAGTCACCAGTTTTTGCAAGGTTTACAGTCTGGAAAGGACGCAGATAGTCTACGCTCCAGAAATCGTAATCCAATACATACAACTGGTTCGGCAAGCAGAAACGGTTAGGCACGATTTTGAACGTACCAAAATCCGTCACGATAACGTCAACAGAGTTGACAGCCGCACCGGGGGTTGCTTTGTCATGGTTGGTTACAAGATCAGCAATGACAGAGCCTGCCAGAGCCGACATTTTGACTTTGAGCGAAGAGTCGCACATGATTACGTCAGGCTCACCACCCGCGTTCCAAATCTGTTCGACACAGTTATTCACCATGCTCATCGTCAAAACAGCGTCAGCACCACTTGGGGCTTTAACTGCTGTACCATTACCGGCGTTAGCAACAGCGGCGTCAGTCGGGCCGTCGATGATGTTGGAATCACCGGCAGTTGAATCACCCAACCAAGAGTTAAGAGCCGCAGTCTTACGAGCCGTTCCAGATGCGCCAACAGTGGCAACATCTTCACCAGTAAGCATTTTTTCCATATCGCGTTTAAGTTCTTTTGAACGCTTTGCCAACTGGTAAGCCTGAGATGACTTTCGGCCAGCCCAGTCCACAGCCTCCGCAGTGCCAGAAGTCTGAACTGCTTTCTCAGAAATCTGAGTGTAGTTCTGCAACTTAACAGGCTCAACGACTGCCACCGACTCTGGATCATCACCCTCTTTCTTCTGGTTTGCGGCGGCGGCGGCGAGTTCATCTTTTTGCCACTCAAAGAGAGTGTTAGACGCCGTACCTTTGCCAATGCCAGAAATAAATGGCGTGTCCATTGGACTAATGTTATAAATAATATCGCTCAAGTCCTCACGGATTTGTACACCACCGTAGGTTTCGCGAGTATTAGTAGGGATTGCCATAGCAATATACCTCCTTAGTTAAAGTTCTACAAAGTCCTCAAAGAGAGAAACAGAGTCATTAACATGACCACTCTTTTTAAGACGGTTCATGGAGGCAATACGTTTTGATCTGTCGTTATCGGCTTTCTTATTAGTGCCTTTGCCAGACCTAACTACTTTGGGTTTGTTCTTAATCTTTTTTGCTTTAACATCAGACTTTTGAAGTGCATCGTACTTCTGCGCCTTCATTAGAACGATTAGCGATCTATGGTCGATTAA